AAACCATATATACCATAATCCGTCAAACACAGAATCGTCGTTCAGATCGTGGGTTTGAACTTGAGCCACTAATCATTACACAAAGTGATGACGCTTATCAGATATTAGGTGATTTTAGAAATGCTAATAAAAATAGAGCCCAAGAAGATCTGCGGGAATATGCGGGCTTCGCAGAACGACTTCACGAACACGCTGTAAGAATAGCGGCCACCATAGCAGTATTTGATCATTTTGAAAGTCATTTGGGTAAGGATAATGCGGAACCATTTGATCTAAAGATACGGGCAGAACACGCTGTGGCTGCTGTGGATTTGATTGACTTTTACTGCGAACAACGCCGCACATTAGAATTAGGTGTTCAAGATTTGAATCCAGTTCATACTACAGGTAGTCAGAGATTGATGGTGTGGATTAGAGAAAAAGCCTGGACAGGAACACAACGAGAACTTAGTCAGATTGGTCCTGCTTGGTTTAGAAAGTTAGGACGAGACCAAAGGATCAAAATGCTACAGGATCTTGTTAGTGATGATCTGCTGAGTGCTACAGAAATCACAGCACTAAATGGACACAAAACTTGGCAGTTTGGTGTGGCTACACAGATAAAAAGTAGCAACGGTGTCGCTACTGCTTCTACGGTGGTTTAGGCAAAAAAACCCAATAAACACGGGGTTTTACAGGGTTTTTAGGGGAGTAGCGTAGATGTAGATGTCTGATTTACAATAGCACACTTAATAAGTATTCTTTCTTATATTTTTATATATATGTGTGTATGTAAAGAAACGGTGCTACTCTACGCTACGCAGTTTTTTCAAGGAAACAACAATGGCAAACTTATGGAATACAAAAGGCTTACCGCATAAAGGTTGGCTATTAGATGGATATGAAGATATTGGTGAACGCGAACATACCTGTGAGATGTGCGGTCAGATAGAAATCAGATATGTTCATTTTATGATACACCCTGAAGGACATAGTGTCAGCGTGGGCTGCGTTTGTGCTCAAAAAATGACAGATGATTATACAGAACAGCAAAAGATTAAGGATCAAAATGATATGTTAAAAAGTCGTTGGAAAAAACGCCAAAGACAACGACAGAAACTTTGGGATTTTGCTCAACTGCCTTATCAACATATTAGAACATTGAACTTAGACTATAAGCAAAACTTACGGGATAATTTTTATTGCTCAATTAGAAGATATCGCACAGGATGGCGGTTTCAAGCACAGGTTTCATTTTATGGCGATATTTTTTATAAGAAATCAATGTTTGAAGAAGAGATTAGGCGTTGGGTAGATATGACAATAAAAAATTATATACCAACTTGACTTTCTAAACTACCTGTTGTAAAATCAATAAATAAAAAACTACAGGAGATATCAAATGGCGATCACAGACTTCCTCAATATTGACCCCAGAGCACCAGAAAAGTATCATAAGATTGTGAGTGCTACCTGGGCACGGAGAAATCCTCAAGATCCCAGAACAACGGCCATACTGCTTTACTATGCGGGAGATGAGGAGTTTAAGAGATTATATTCAATACGGGATGAGATTAATTCATCCCTTAGCGATAAAGTAAGAAAAGTATTAGGAAGAACAAAATGACCAAAAAACAATCCTGGGCTGAACGCTGTCGTCACCCCTTATTTCGCCGTTGGACTCATATTCGTCAATGTGTGCTCAATCCCACTTACCCAGATTATAAAGCAGGACTGACCTGTGATGGACTTGATGACTTTGATGTGTTTAGATCCTGGGTTGAGGCTGAAATAGGCCTGCCGCCCACAAAGACTCATAAACTTAATCGTATTGATCAAAGCCTGGGTTGGATACAGGGAAACCTACGCTGGACTGATTCAAAAGGTGTGGGACATAACCTACCTGGCCATAATATATGGGTGGAAATCCAGGGAGAAAGATTATGCCTTCAGGACATATCTGAACGCTATGGTATCAAGTATGGTACGGTGGCATCCAGATATCATCTTGGATGGACACCAGAACAGATTATATCAGTAGAGCCTCGTCCAGGCAATAAGATACAACCAAGGAGACGCCGTGAAGACAGAACAACGCAAGATTCCTAAACTATTAGGTGGTGCTCGTAGTTGGAGCATAGACATTGATCTGGGACAAGGAGGAGGCCGTATTCAAATCGTCTACACCAATGAAAACTTAGCCCGTTCAGACTACAATCGCTATAAAACTCTATCAGCATACCAAGGCCATTGGATAACAGGTATCAGTTACAATGAGCACGCCAAAGAATAAACTATTTGTTAGTGATGGCGACCTATGGCGTTGTGATGTTCTACGCAAGGATATTGATCCTGAACACGCACAACGAGATGAACTTCAAATGGGCTATTGGATAACACCCGGCACAAAAACAGCCACTTGGTTAGTGCTCAAAGGCTGTAATCTACTGAATAGAGATAGAGATAGTTGGATGGGTATGAGTTCAGTTTTAGGCCGTAATATTTTAGGACCTAAGTGCTCAGGTCAATAGGAGCGGCTGCTATCCCGCGACCTAAAGGTAACCCTGGGGGAAGGGCGAGCACTCCCCAATCCGTTGTATTTTAACAACACTACAACAACACTTGACACTGACACCACTTTTTGCTATTATATGAATGTAGAGATGGGCTACTAACACACACATAGAGGAGAGCAAAATGACTGACCCCAAAGAAGATAATCTAATCAATATAGGCCTAAATGAAGGCAATGAACTATTCTTCAAAATATTGGAGGCTTATCCTGAACTGGATGATCTTGATCCAAGGCAAGGTGCTATGTTCTTTTCATTATTCACGAATTGTATTGTACGACTACATCAGAAAGGTTGGAGTGAGCGAGAACTGATAAATGAAATATTCACTTGGTGCGAAGTTGCCAGAGATATGGACAATGATGAGGATGATGAAGAGGAATGAAATACAGCCTACTTCTGGCCATCCTACTCACAGCCTGTGGTGATACTGGCTGTGGTGAAACTGAAACACTAACACGCATAACGGATTCATCAGGCACCTATTGGCAAAGGTGTTGGGAGTTCCAATGTCCAGGGCATATTAGAGAAAGACGCTGCCGTAAAGAATAATGAGCAAAAAACTGCTATTATTGTATATGTTCCTGTAGTATAATATAAATAAACAGGAGCAGATAATATTGCTCTCAATCAAGGAGATTAAAATGCGTGAATATTATACAATAGAACATTTCTTAGAGGTGCCAAAAAGTCGTCGTGTTAAAGATGCGTATTCAACTTGGGATAAAGGCCTTGATGAGTATGAGACCTTAGAAGAGGCAATCGCAGCCACTAAAGATTCCTCAGGCAAAAAAAGAATCGTCAAACATACTGAAGAAGTAGTTTATATAGACGAATAATATAATCAAAATGTAATAAATCAAATCCCGCAGAAATAGCGGGATTTTTTTTGACTTTTGGTCCTCCTGCTGTAAATATCAGTATGGACGAACCTACTGATAAAAAGCCTCGTTATACGCAGGCCAAAACTCGCCGCATTGGCGTCAAAGAAGTTGAAGGTGTCATAGTCGGTAGAGACAAAAAAGTCATACCGCCTCGCGAAGTTTTCAAACTTGCTCAAATAGGCTGTAAGGACAGCGAAATCTGTGCTTGGTTTGGCATAGATGAAAATACACTGACCTATAACTTCAGACCTGAACTCATAACAGGTCGCGAAGCACTCAAACAGAGCCTACGCCGTGCTCAACTCAATCTGGCACTCAGTGGCAACGCTGTTATGCTTATTTGGCTTGGGAAAAATATCTTGGGACAATCTGATAATCCTATAAACTCTGAGGCACTACAACCCTTACCTTGGGACGACTCAAAACTGGAATGACGCTCAGCGTTCCACAACAGACTATTATTAAAGCACCGCAAAGATTTAAGGTTGTGGTATCAGGTCGCCGTTTTGGCAAAACACATTTAGGTATTCGCCAACTGGCCTGGTATGCTCGCGAACCCAATCGTGTCTGCTGGGCTGTATATCCTTCTTATCGTCAGGCCAAGATGGTAGGGTGGAAAAAACTCAAACGCATACTTTCTGACCTACGCTGGGTCGCAAAGATCAATGAAACAGAACTTACACTTGAACTGAAAAATCTCAGCACAATATCACTTAAAGGTGCTGACAACTATGACAGCCTAAGAGGTGTGGGCTTAGACTTTCTTGTGCTTGACGAGTTCGCAGACATAGATCCTGAAGCCTGGTATGAAACACTGCGTCCCACACTATCTGACAAAGGCGGACACGCTCTATTCTTGGGAACACCGAAGGGGCTAAACTGGGCACACGATCTATGGAACTTAGGTCAGCAGTATCCTGATGAATGGCGTAGTTTTCAATACACTACCATTGAAGGTGGGCGTGTTCCCCCTGAAGAGATAGAAGCCGCCAGAAGAACATTAGACACAAAAACTTTTCGTCAAGAATATGAAGCGTCTTTTGAAAACTTCTCAGGTCGTGTCTATTATAGTTTTGATCGTAAAGATCATATACAGCCCTGGGAAGGCGCAGTTCCCCACGAACTACAAATAGGTTTAGATTTTAATGTGTCGCCTATGTGTGCTGTGATTGCCGTAAAAACTAAGACAGGACTTCACATCATAGATGAGATACATATACCCAGTTCTAATACAGATGAAATGGTTGAGGAAATAAAAACACGCTATCCTCAAAATCGTATTGTCTGCTATCCTGATCCTGCTGGAGCACAGCGTAAAACTTCTGCTGGAGGGAGAACAGATCATACTATTTTGCGTAACGCAGGATTTACCGTGTTATCACCTCGCAGTCATAATTCAGTAAGAGATGGCATCAACGCTGTCAATAGTCTTTTTCGTAGCAATGCTGGCACTATAAGATGTTTTATAGCACCTCAATGTAAATATCTCATAACCAGTCTTGAACGCCACACCTATAAAGAAGGCACACACATTCCGGACAAGGGAGAATGGGACCACATTACAGACGCACTGCGTTATATGACGGATTATCTATTCCCTATCAGACAAGATATAGAACCTTCAGACATTAGAGTCTGGACGCACAAAATAGGAAACAAAGATGGGCACAGGCAACAATATTATTTTACAAAATGATTATGTGGCATTATCCAGTAATCATTATATTTGGACTCGCAACAGAGATCGTTGGCAGTTCTTTTATGAAAGTTATGTAGGTGGGGATGAATATCGCAATGGCAATCACCTTACTCGTTATCAGTTAGAAACAGCAGAAGAATATGCTCATCGTATTCGCAACACACCATTAGATAATCATTGCCAATCAGTTATTCAAACCTATGTCAGTTTCTTGTTCCGTGAAGAACCTGAGCGTGAGTTTTACTCTTGGTCAGGCAATCCTGCTGTAGAAGCATTTCTCAAAGATGCGGATCTTGAAGGGCGTAGCCTGGACGCATTTATGAAGCAGGTGTCAATATGGAGTTCAGTATTTGGACATTGCTGGATACTGATGACTAAGGGCAATGTAGGAGCACAAACTTTGGCACAGGAGCAAGCATTAGGTATTAGACCCTATGTAAATGTTTTAACTCCTTTAATAGTCAGTGATTGGCGTTGGGAGCGACAGCCCAATGGTGTCTATGAGTTGGTATATTTTAAGTATGTGGAAGAAGTTATAGATAATCTAACAACCGTAAAAGAATGGACTCGTGAGGTGATTAGAACTTCTGTGTTAGATGAGAATCTAAAAGAAGTTCGCAGACAGAGTGAAGAGCCTAATCAATTAGGCATTATACCTGCTATATTGGCCTACAATCAAAGAAGTATAGCAAAGGATTTAGGTGTAAGTGATTTAGAAGATATCAGTGATATTCAACGACAGATCTATAACCTTACCTCAGAAGCAGAACAGGCTATTCGTTTAGAAGGGCATCCAACTCTCGTTGTTCCTCCTACAGCACAACTGGGTTCAGGAGCAGGCGCTATTATTCAAATTCAGGACGGTATGGATCCAGGATTAAAGCCCTACTTTCTCAGCACTGACACTGGCAGTATAGATAGCATATACAAGAGTGTGGATAAGTTAGTGGAAAGCATTGATCGTATGAGTTTTACGGGTGGTGTTAGAGCCACTGCTACAAGATCTATGAGTGGCATCGCACTTGAGACGGAGTTTCAGTTATTAAACGCAAAACTATCAGAAAAGGCAGATCAGATGGAGTTAGCAGAAGAACAGATGTGGCGTCTATTTGGTCTATATCAGAATATGGAGTGGCAGGGTGAGATTGAATATCCTAATAGTTTTAACATCCGTGATGATGCTCGCGAGTTCAGTCAGTTGGCATCAGCAAAGTCAGCAGCCACTGCCCCAGAAGCACTACGCATCATTGACTTCAGGATTAGAGAACTTCTTGAAGATCCAACGCTGTATCTCACACCTGAACTTGAACCTGATACAGAAAGTGAGCCAGAAGAGGAGTTGTCAGCAGATGCCGTGTCTGGAGCATTCACTCCCCACATTATGTTGGACCCTACAACGGGAGAACAGCATATGGCTACCACACCTGAAGAACACCTAAGGTTGGCAGCATTAGGTTATACGCACATAGAATAAGGAGCAAGA